TCTACCGCACGACCCTGCGTGGTCCTGGTAACGTCCTGATCACCTCCCCGATCATTGCGTCGATGCTTGAGTCGGCTGCGAAGCTTGAGGGTGGCCTTGCGACGAATGATGGCCCGACGAACATGGGCGGCGATCAAATCCAATACGTTGGCAAGTTCGCTGGCAAGTACGATCTGGTTGTTGACCCGATGTTCCCGGAAGACGAGATCATCGTTGGCTACAAGGGTTCGAGCCCGATGGATGCTGGCTACTTCTACTGCCCGTACATCCCGCTCCAGCCTCTGGACACGGTTGTCGATCCTGAGACCTTCCAGCCGAGAAAGGGCATCCTGACTCGCTACGGCAAGGTTGCGGTTCAGCCTGCTTCGCGCTTCTACCGCGTGATCAGACTTATCGGTCTGGGCAACGACTTCCTGACGCCTGAGATCTTCAGGAACACTAACTACAACGGTGTTGCAATTAGTGGCTACGCTAGCTAATCCTTAACGATTAGATAGTGTTTGAAGAAGGCTCGGATTTAATCCGAGCCTTTTTTGTATCTCTAGGGTAAATATATTTGATATGCCTGACTATAGTTCCACTGAAAAAATCTCAAAACCCGTTGTCACTGCTTATGGGTCCTCTTACGGGATTTATGGCGGTAATAAACTTAAGGATTACAAAAGCCCTAAGGATAAAGATTTAAATAATAAAGACGCTAAGACCGTAAACGAATTTAAAACGTTTAATAGAACGATTAAAGATTACGTCTTAGCCAAGCTTGGACACCCAATCGTTGACGTAGAGCTTGATGACTTTCAGATACAAATCTGTATCGATGAGGCTATTTCTAAGCTAGAGTATCATGCTCCTGATTGGATGACTCAGTATGCTGTGTTTAAAACAGAGACTGATATTAACGTTTATGAACTTCCTCAAGAGGTTGCAGACAACCTTAACGATGTCTGGTATCGCAGAGATTTCTTCCAGTTTGGTGCAAACCCTGGCTCTCTTGAGTATGATTTTTCTGTTATGTTTTTTACGAATACTGGCTTGTTTAATAATTATAACGTTAGCCAATATTTGCTTATGCAGCAATACCTGAAACAGGTTAAGAATGTTTTAGGTCAGATGTCTTCGTGGCAACTTGTTAATAACAAGTTCTTACATATTTTCCCTAAGCCTGAATCTGCTGAAGAGGATGTAATCCTTGAGTTCAGAGCTTTTGATCCAAACAGTCTCCACCATGCTTACAAGAGTTGGCTTCAACGATACACGTTAGCATGTGCTAAAGAGATCCTGGGCGGCATCAGAGGCAAATATCAAACTCTCCCTGGTCCTGGTGGTGGCACTAGGCTCAACGGTGACATCTTGTCCCAGGATGCTGCTAGAGAGAAACAAGCCCTGGTAGAAGAGCTTATGACTGAGATAGAGGCACCACCTCTGTTTGATATCTTCTAATGAGGTATAAAGTAAATACACCCCCTACTAACATCCCTGAAGAAAGGGATGCCCGCTTATCGTTATTCCAAAAGAAGAACGATAAGAATTTGTTTAATATGGTAGATTCTGAGAATATTAAGTTATCAGGGTCTAAGATCAAGGTTTACAAGTATATTGAGAGTAATGATATAGACGACATCTATATGGAGTCTCGTCAAAAAACTATTTCACCCGAGCCAGTTATAGTGTGGGGCCACTTCGACCCAAGACCTATTGAGGAGAACCTGTCTCAATTTGGCGTTGAGATTCAGTATGATCAAGTTTTTAACTTCAATAAGTCTTACGTTGAAAGCATGTTGGGATCTCCTATTGAAATTGGTGATGTTCTTGAACCAGAGTTTCAAGACATCAAGTTTGAGGTATACGAGGTTCAAGAAGATAGCTTTGAAGCTTATGGCGTATACCATCTGCTAGTCCATGCTAAGGTCCTCAGAGACACTCAAGATATTCACAATGAGGATTACTTTGACAGGTCGAATGATACCGGAGGTAGAGCTTACTAATGACTAAGAATCTTAGAAAACAAATTCTTGAGATGACCGACGATAAAATTCGCCCTAGCATTGATAATGTTTATAAGGAAAGTCTTAGAGCTATTCTTTATGAGTTTGGTAATCTGCACTACATTGATGGAAATAGCAATAAGATAAAAGTAAAATGTATCTATGGAAATCCAGAAAGAATCGCTGGAAAACTTAAAGCTGATAATACTTTAATCCTGCCTATGGTTACTGTTGTTGAAACTCAAACAGAAAACAATGATGATCGTAGAAGATATAACCCAGTATTAGTTCATGAGAAGTTTTGGGATCCTGATAAGCTCAGAGCTAAGAGAATATTAAGTCTAGCTCCTCGACCAGTCACTATCTCATACGACATAAACTTATGGTGTAAGTATAAAGCGGATTTGGACATGCTCAGATCAACTATCTTCTCTAAGTTCAATCCAGACCTTCAACTTACAACTGAGTTTTCTCGTATAAACAAAGTTTACCTTGATGGCGAATCTGACGTAGGCGTGGTCACTGTTCAAGACAGCCAGGATCGAGTTCTTCAGAAAAGAATATCGGTGAACCTAGAGACATATATCGAAAGCCCAAGGTTCACTGTGACGAACACTGGGCAAATTGCAGAGTTTAATTTCCCGACTAGCATTACAAGCTAAAATTAACTGCTTTTAATCCTTAGTAGTAGTAAATATAGTAGGAGCTTTTATATGAAGAATGTAAAAAATACAAGTATGCAGGGGCTTTACGTTATGTTTGAAACGCCGGAAGGTCCTCGTCAAAGATTTGTAGCCTCCAAAGCGACTATAGAGGTTCCTAGCTTTTGGGGTGGTAGGGCTGTTGATAACTTACTTAGAAGAAGAATGATTAAAGTTACCGAAGTTGCGCCTCCGGTTCCGACACCTCAACCCCCGAAAAAGACAATTAAAAAGAGTAAATAATCATGGCATTACCCACCAGTCCTTCCATTGTAGTTCTTGAGAATGATGTTTCAATCTACACTCCGAATGTCAATTCAAGTGTTGTGGGCATTGTAGGCTTCGCTGATAAAGGTCCGACAGATAAGGCTACCCTCATCACCAGCCAAGGCAACCTTCTTAAAAGGTTTGGCAAGCCTAACTCCGCGATCCCTGGTCAAGGTTTAGAGGGTGCTCTAGAAATTCTTGAAGCAACTAACCAAATCTACTTTGTAAGAGCCGCTGGAAGTGACAAGCTCAGTGCTAGCGCCAATATTGATTTAGGTGTTTCTCCTGCATTCCAGGTCTCGTCTAACTTCCTTCCGGGTCCGACTACATCGTCGATATACTACAGTGTTAGTGACTCGGCTGGGGACTTCAAAGCAAGTGGTATGGTAACCATCCCTGCTTCTTCTACTACAATCAAGACTGCTGCATCCGCGCTCCTCACTGCCTTCAACCCTGATCTCTTAGATGATCAACCTGTTTACGCGCAAGCTGATGGAGCTACGGTATACTTAGCATCTAAGTTTGCAGGATCTGGCGCTGCCTTACACTTGTCGGGTAACACTCACCCTGTCGATACAACGGCAGGATTTAGATTTAGTCCTGTTAGTTCCACGGGTGATGCATCATCGATTGATTCGTCTTTTGCTAACAGCTTTAGCTCGACTCAGACTAATGGCTTCGATATTTCATCGGTTTGTCTTAAAGCCTACAGCCTTTACCCAGGCGCAGGCTACAACCTAAGTGCCCTGAGGGATGGAAGCACTCAAGGTGTTTCTGTGGAGGTTATCAACAAATCGATTAAAGATGAGTTAGTAGTTAACAATGAAGGCGCGCAGGCAGAAACTTTCTTGGGTTCTCTTGTCGCCTCGGCTAATGACTTCTTCGAGCATGTCTTACAAAATGACGAACTGAACGCTAAGTCTGATTACATCTATGTGAATGCTTTCGATAAGACTGATTCGTCTGACTACGATGGATTCCCGAACAAGATTGTTGACAAGCTTGACTCCGCTGTAGGGGTTGCCCAGCCGAATGGTCTCGACCCCACTTCGGTTCAGCCTAGATTTGTTAAGGTTAAACAAGGCACTTACGCTCTTTCGGGTGGTGATAGTGGCTACGGTATAACTGGCACAGATCAACCTGACACAGATTCAGAAACTGCTCTAATCGGAACAGCTACTGCTAAGACAGGGATTCACGCTCTGGACGATGACTCGCTGAATATTTCGATTGCTCTTGTCCCAGGTGTGACAGATGATAACGTTCAGAACGAGCTTATCACTCTGGCTGAAACGTCCAAGAACTTCTTGGCTCTGATCTCTCCTCCCTATGCGTTAGGTGAAGTTCAAGACGCTGTCGATTGGTTGAACGGTAAGGGTGTTAGAACCGCTGCTGTAAACTCGTCTTACGCTGCTGCCTACTGGCCTTGGGTTCAAGTATTCAACTCGTTTGCTGCTGCGGAAGAGTGGTATGATCCGGCTATCTTTGCGGCGCGTCAATGCGTGTTTACCGACGCTATCTCAGATCCCTGGTTTGCCCCTGCGGGTCTCAACAGAGGTCGCTTAACGAAGCCTACCGATACTGAGAAAGCTGTCAACCAAGGTGATAGAGACACTCTCTACTCCAATGCAATCAACCCAATTAAAAAGGACCCGACTGGTGGTATCGTAATCTTTGGTCAGAAGACCACACAAAGAATACCTAGCGCCCTTGATAGAGTTAACGTTAGAAGGCTCATGATCTTTGTGAGAAAGACCTTGCTCGCCTTGGGCAAGCCGTTCCAGTTCGAGCCTAATGATGAGTTCACCTGGGAGAGAGTGCAAGAGGCGCTCACGCCATTCATCAGCGATCTTATTGCTAGAAGAGCTATCGTTGAAGGCGCTGTCAAGTGTGATAGTACAACGAACACTCCCCTTAGAGTGGATAGAAACGAACTTTGGTGCTCGGTGAGCATCAAGCCGACTAAGGTTGCTGAGACTGTTGTGTTCGAAGTTAACCTCACTAGCCAATCGGCAAGTATTAACTAATGGATAACAATTATGCCTAGCTTTTACAAGGAAAATAGAGGATTCGAAGCTGGTAATGCATTACCAAAAGTCTCGACGGATATCGATTCCGTAAGAGCTTATCAGTTCGAGGTTAGATTTGCGGGACTTCCGCCTACTTTTGAAGCGGAAGGGGATACTCTTACCTTAGCTGCGAAACAAGTTTCTCCTGTTAATGTTTCCGTCGAAGATATCGTGGTCGATAGAGTTAACGATAAGCTTTACTATCCCGGTAAATTTACCCCGGAGAACATTACTGTAACATTTGATAACTTGTATATTCAACGATCCTCACCGGCTCTTTGGAACTGGTTTAAGAGTATTTATGATCCGGTTACTGGTGATATGACTCAGTTTACTGCTCCTGGAGGCGCTAGCGTCGGAGCTTTTAAAGCTCAAAAGATGACCATTGTTGAGTTAGACAATACTTCAGAGCCTCACTCTAATATTGAACTTTACGGTGTTTACCCTACAGGTGTTAGATTCTCCGAAAAGAATTACGCTACTAACGAGTTTTCTACGATAGAATGTACATTCCGCTACGACTTCGTTGATTACTATAAGCGTAATTAAAGTAACCTCTATTAAAAATTCGGATAGCCTTCTCTCTAAATAAGAGAGAGGGCTATTTGTCTATTATAAGTTATGGATAAAAACGATTTACTTAAGAGATTCAGCAAGGTTCATAACAGACCCTTACAGTCTTTAAATGAGATTATAAAAGATCCCACTGAGGCTATAGAGCAGAGAACTAAGGAGGCAGGAGGTCTCTTGAAAAATGCTCCCTGGACTCCCTTAAACCCTAATAATCCTCAAGGCACACAGACCGCTCAAGTTGGGCAGGGAACTGTCAACTGGAATCCTAAAAACAATAAGGTCAGCAACAACAGTGGAGAAGGCTTATATGATCCAAATGCTGGGATAGTCTCTCCGATACCTGGAAAAAGCGAAAAAAGGTTTAAATCTTTCATATCTAGTATGGTGCCTTATGAATCACCAAGCGACTTTAAGAAA